GCCAGATGTAACTTGTATGGTCGACCCTCAAGGGCTATCATGCGAATTAAAAGGTAGTGATGATGATATTAAAAAAGTTGTAGGAAAAGAAGGAAGTGTAATAAAAGCAGTTAGGAAATTAGCAAACCAATGGGGTTATAGAAATCATATAAACTTACATGTCTTTATCAGAAGAAAAGAAAAACCAGAACAGTCTAACGACAACACATAGCTTATTTCGTTGGGCGGAGCAAGTTGAGGATAAAGGGGAAACATTCACAGAAATAAAAGAAGCGTGGGTGCCAAATAAGATTGCTAACAAGGCAAAGAAGATGGACCCAAAGAAGGGAAGCGATTATGCAAAAAAGTGGATAAAGAAAAATATAAAAACCAATGAAGAAGAAAAACGGTAGACCAATAGAATTTTCAGATAAGACTATAGAAAAAGCTAACGCTTACATATCCAGCTGTTTTGATACAAACAAAGATGGACTACTTATAGTTAGACTTCCTAGCATAGAAGGATTAGCACTATATCTTGACGTACATAAGGATACATTGTATGACTGGGAAGGTAAATACAAAAACTTTTCCGACGTGATTAGGAAAGTTAGAGATTTACAGGCTCAAAGACTTATGGAAAATGGATTAGCAGGAACCTATAACCCTACTATAGCTAAATTGCTTTTGGTTAAGCATGGTTACAGGGACGCAATTGATAATGACTTAACTTCTAAAGGCGATAAGATAACAGGAATTATTTTAGATAAATGAAAAATATTAGCTTTAGTGATTTAGTAAAATTTCACCCTAAACAAGAAGAAGCATTACAAGCCTCAAAGAAGTATCAATATCTTTTGTATGGAGGTTCTAAGGGTGCAGGCAAAAGTTACTTCTTAAGATGGACTTGTGTTTATTATCTTTTATACCTTGCGAGTAAATATAATATTACTGGAATTAACGTAGGATTATTTTGTGAAGATTATCCAGCACTATGGGATAGACACTTAAAGAAAATAGACGAGGAATTCCCTGAATGGCTAGGAACGTATAACGCACAACATAAGGACTTTAAACTTGCTCCTCACTTTGGTGGAGGGATTATTTCTTTTAGAAATCTAGATGAACCAAGTAAATACGACTCTGCTGAATTTGCTGTTGTGGCTGTAGATGAAGTAAATAGAAACCCATACTCAACGTTCACAGTTCTTAGGCGTGTCATGAGATGGAAAGGTATTCCTGAAACTAAGTTTATTAGCGCTTGTAACCCTGTAGGAGAGCCGTGGGTACGTAATTTTTGGATAAAGGGTATCTTTCCAGAAGAAGAGGCACAGAAAGACCAATTTTTTTACGTCAAAGCCTTACCCACAGATAATCCACACTTACCGCCAGAGTACTTTAATCAACTACGTTCACTACCAGAACAAGAACGCAAAGCATTTCTTGATGGCAATTGGGACGCTTTTGAAAGTGAAATGGATACAAAAGGTTATATGCGTTTACTTAATAACTTACAGTTAGAAAATGCGCAGATAAACACAACTAGTCATTTTGGTGTAAAGGTATTAGGTATAGACGCTGGGGCAGGTGTAGATGAAACTACTATGGTATTACGTAGTGACATCATGGGGGAAATTCTTTTTAATCAGAAACTATCAGACACAATGCAGATAATTCCTATAGCGTTAAAGTTTGCTAGAGAGAATCAAGTAGACCATATATGTTTAGACTCAACTGGATTAGGAAAGCCTATATTGGATAGATTTAGTGAGGTACGATTTTTGGCTATTACAGGTGTAAACTTTGCCTCAAAAGCACATGATAGCGAGCGATTCTCCAATATTAAGGCTGAAAATATGTGGAAAGCTAGAGACTGGGTTCTAAAAGGAGGAAAATTGAAGCGCAGTCAAGCGTGGAATCAATTAGAAACAGTAAAATATCAGATGATTGATGAGAAAAAGATTAAGATTCAACCAAAAGAAGAACTAATTAAAACAGGTTTTCCAAGTTATAACGTGGCAGACGCACTGTCTTTGACTTTTTCAGTAGATAGTGAGATGATTATGCGAAGGAAATTATATTCACAAATTGAAGACCAACCTATAACAGAAGATTTTAGCTTTATATGACAAAAGTAAAAAGATTGATTGAGATAAAAGTAGAAAAAAAGCTTTTCCCAAGGGAACAAGCGCCTAAGGCAGACCAAGTAGGTAAATATATTTTTTCTGATGAATTAAGACAACCAAGCGAAAAGGAAGTTGGCATGTATTGGGTACTTACAAAGTCTGCCCGCGAAAAATACGAGTCAATTTTTAAAACTATATTAGACAATATGTGCAAAGAGCGCGGACTTGTACCAATAGAATACGCTTACAGAGATACAAAGAGAGACGGAGTAGAATACTTCTTGGGTATGGCTGTATGTAATTCAACAATGAAAGCAAAGGACATTGGACTAACCGATTTTAAATTATCTCATAAAGAAAAAACAAAACTTATTAACAAAGTTGTAAATCAAACAAACGAATGGAATCTAACACCAATAATGGATCAGGAAAAAATATAGGTGCACAAAGAATGACAGTGCTCGCAACACTGCCTTTTATGGAATGGAAAGACGAGGACATACTTGCTGTTATATCAACACAATGGGGCGCGGCTGATAAATTTATTAAGGCAAAAAGATACAATTGGGTAAATTACACTAAGCTATACCTTAATCAATATAGAAAGGACGGTAGTCCAGATAAGATAGGGTCAAAGCTATTATTTTCCAAGTTTCAAGAAACTCTTGCTTCATTTTCCGCAGATGATAAGACTGTGACATTTTTAAATAGAAAGAAACAAGACTATGAAAGGGTGCTTAAGTGTAACAAGGTAGCAGAATTCGATTGGGAAGAATTTCAAGGACTGGATGTGTGGAAAGAATGGATGTGGGATACGTTATTCTACGGCACAGGAATATTAGACGTGACAGAATATTCATCTAAAATAAATTGTATCAAGCCAAAGGTACAAAATCCTTTTCTATTTTTATTTGACCCACTAGCAACAGATAGATATAACATGCGTTTTTGTGGAAGATATATTTACATGAGTGCATATGATTTAATGAGCTCTTTTGATAAGGAAAAAGTGCAACAGCTTATAAACCATACCCTTACCCCAACAAACAACGGTAATGAGATGTCTAACCTTAATCAACAGGCTAAGAACACTTTACTTAGAACAGACTATTACGAAGACGCTTTAACAAACTCTACATATTACGAATGTATAGAATGGTATATACGCCATATGGGCGGATTATACCGTGTTTGGTTAGATTCTAAGATGGGTGTTGTGCTACAAAAAGAAGAATTAAAGTACAAGGACGGTGATGACGGTATTTCTAATATCCCATTTATATTTAAGAACCTTTATTCATTGCCTAGACAGGTTTTAGGTATAGGTATTTGCGACTTGTTAGAAGACGACCACAGAGCAGATGTACAGCTTGTTAACTACTTCTTTGAAGGAATAAAGCTAGACTCTACTCCAACATTCCTTTACAACTACAAGGCTTTGATGAATCCAAGAGACCTAACCACAAGGGAGATAGGTAAGAATATTCCAATGGTAGACGACCCAAGTGGAAAGATTATTCCATATCCAAAGTCACAGGTTGTAAACAATGACACAATGGCATTTATGTCCATGATACAGAACCGTGCAGATACGGCGATAGGAAGTGCTAGAATCTTACGTGGCTCATTAACTGATGTAAGCAAGTCTGCCACAGAAGTTGCCGTAGCTAAGTCAAAGCAAGACCAGCTTATTGCAGATAGAGTAAAAGAAATGATAAGTGCAGATAAAGAATTTTGGTATACATATCTTGCACGTTATAGAAAATACATGCCTTCTGCTAAAAAGAAGTTAGTTAGAGTTGTGGGAGAAAGTGGAGCGAAGGAAATTGAAGACTATACAAAGTCAGACTTTATACCAGAAGTAGACCCAGACATTAAGATTGAATCAAAACTTGTTTCAGAGCCTATGAAGGTTCTAGCACGAAGAGACATGAGCGAGTTATACACACCCATTATTCAAGCAGGGGGAAATGCTAAAGAAGTTGTGAGAAATCTTTTGAGGTTGAATGACATAAACTGTGAAGATATAGACGCAATGATACCTCCAACACCAGATGAAATGCAGGCGGAGCAAGAGAATGATTCTCTGAATGAGGGTAAAGTTACCCCTATACATGAGGCGGATATGGATTTGGAACACATTAACGTCCATTACAGGGCAGACGACAATGACGCACGTGCCAGACACATTCAAGCCCATATCTATGCTTACCTCGCAAAGAAGTTGCCACCAGTTGACCCACAGTTACAGATTAAGGGGGGCAATCCACAGGTTAGTAACATTCCTACTATGCCACAAGCAACTCAGATTAACCCAAATGAATTATTAAACGCAATACAACCTAAATAATGAATAAATTAACATTACTTTCAGATAAAATAAGAAATCAAATAGTAGCTTCGGATACTGAACGTACAAGAGTATTAAACTGTTTGGCAAGTTTACAAGCAGACGCAGGTTGGGAAATACTGTGCGAAGTTTTATCAAAGCTAAGAAGTGACGCTATTGAAAAAATAAAAGTAGAGGTTGGTGAAAGTAGAGATGAAGCAATCTTATTGCTAAAGCTAATTGACTTTACGTCAAGTCTACCGCGAGATATAATTGGAGAAGTAGAGCATATAGTGAAGTCTGATGTTAAATCAGATTTTGGGATGATTAAAAACTAATTTTTTATTATGGCAGTAGAAAAAGCAAAACAAGAAAACAAGGCGGTGGAGAAAGTAGAAACAAAACAAGAAGTTGTGAAGGAAGTTGTAAAGTCAGAAAGACAATTACAGCAAGAAAAAACAGCGAGATTAACACAGAAGTATTACAATGGCTTTCCAACAATTAAGGGAGGCATTGTTGAATTTGATGGATTACCTGTGGCCCGCAGTTCATTTTATACAAAGTTTAAGGACGGCAACGGAAACATACGAATAAGTTGTATGTGTGGCCATTGTCAGAAGAATGGTATTGACGGTGTAAAGGTTTTATATGTCCCTCATAGAAACGTATTTGTATGTGATACAGCAGGTTGCGAGAGGTCATACAGTAGACGCTTTGGAGGTTATGAACGTTTAGTATGTTGGCATTTCTTTAACACAGAGGCTCCTTATGCTGGAGCAGGTGAACCAATACCAGATGAGAACGACCCACTTATCGTAAACGCATAGGGCTTGCATTAAAAATCAATCGTCGTATAATATAAAAACAATCCATATCTTTTCGCCACAGATATGCGCACAATTATGGCAGAAACAATAAAAAAAGAAGAAGAAATTATCACTACTGATGAAAATCAGACAGGAGATGAAAAGAAAGAAGAAGCAGAAAAACCTAGTGATGTCCAAAACCCAGAGATGGACACAAAACTCGTTAAGCTTTTAAGGAATACTATTAAAGAAAAGGACAAACAAATAAAAGAAATTCAAAAGCAGACAGAGGCTACGCCAGAAATAGCGCGAAGACTTGAGAAGCTAGAATTTCGTGAAGAATTTTCTAAAAAGTTTCCAGACTTAACCGAGAAGTTAGACGATATTTATTCATTAAAAGAAAAATATCCTCAACTTGGTTTTGACGAAGTGCGAAATATGTATGTGGGGCAAAACTTCACTGCGGATTCAGCACCAAGGTCAATGGGTACGCAAATTAACGCTTCACCCAGAGAGAAGGCTATCCACGATATGCCAATAGAAGAACTAGTAAAAAAGGCGGAAGAAGAATGGAATGCACGTTAGGGTATAGAATGGCCAGTTGAATCTACCAAAATGGGGAGATAACAACATTATGGCAACAACAACATCGAACGTCACCAATGGTGGCGGAACAAACGCTCTAGGTATCTTATTTGATAGAAAAGTTATTGAATCTCTACAACCTCAACTATATTTTGAGCAAGTAGGTATTGTTAGAATGGTAGCTTCGGGTAATTATACAGACCGTTACTCAATCTTTGACCAGATTGCAACATCATCAGTAGGAACACTTACAGAAGGTACAGCTCCAACAGGAGTAGCAGTTACTCTTACTGTTAAGGACGCTACACCTACTCAATACGGTGTTTCAATTGAAATGACAGACTTGGCAGTGCTAACTACTATGATTGACTTGGTAACAAGTACATCAGCAGAAGTTGCTAAGGCAATTGCTCGTAAGATTGACTCTGTTATTCAGACAGTGGCAAACGCTGGAACACAGGTTTACTACGCAGGAGGCAAGGCTTCTCGTGCTAGTTTGGCAGCAGGTGACCTAATTGACGCTACTCTTATCCTTAAAGCGGCTAAGAAGCTAGATAAGGGTTCTGCTCCTAAGTTCCCAGATGGTTCTTTCAGAGCAATTATGTCTGTAGACCAAGCATATGACCTACGTTCTAACTATTCAGTAGGTCAATGGATAGACGTTTCAAAGTATGCTCAACCAGGTGAAATTCTACTTGGAGAAGAAGGTAAAATCCACGGTGTTAGACTTATGTCTTCATCTAACGTTGATACATTCGCGTCTACAGTTACAGTTCACCCATGTCTAGTAGCAGGTTACGGAGGTTTCACTATCTCTTACTGGTTGCCTGGACGTGTTAAGAGTTACATTATTACCCCAGAAACAGCTACTATCTCTAACCCACTAGGACAAAAGGGTTCAGTAGGTGGAAAGGTGAACATGGGCGTAGTTCGTACTCAAGAGGCACGTTTGGTGAGAATCGAGTCAGCAGCAACATCACTTTAACTTTAACTAGCAATCCCGCGTAACAGCGGGTTTTGCTCTACACACACATGATTAAAAGGTCAATACAAACAATCAGTATGGTGTCCAGCGCTTTAACAGCTTCTGGCAATTCAACAGACATTTTCATTGACAGCAACGCTGAAACTGTTTTGTTTGAATTGAATTTATCCGCTGTGTCAGGTACTTCACCAACTTTAGATTTATACTTGCAACAAGAAATAAATGGTTCATATATTGATATATGTAGATTTGCACAGCAAACAGCTGTAACTACAAATAAGATATACGCTTCATTTTCTCTAGCAAATATGACTAAAGCGTCAGACGGTATTATTGGAGCAGTAGGAAATGGAACAATATCGGCCAATACAACTAGCGGTGTGCCTATAATTTCAAGGACATTTAGAGCTAAGTATACAATTGGTGGTACAAGTCCTTCATTTACTACTGCATTAACAGCTTACACAAACTAAACACATGGCATTAAGAATACCAGCACTTACACGAGAACTTGTCGCTTCAGCTGCTAGAACCACTTCTAGTAATTCAGGTGCAATTCTTTTAACAGACGGAAGATTTGATAACTTTCTAGTAGCACTAAACGTGTCTGCTGCGTCAGGTACATCTCCTACATTGGACGTGTACATTCAGCAATCACTAGATGGCGGTACTACATTCGTAGACGTTGCACGTTTTGCACAGCAAACCACAACTACTTCAAACTCTCACTACATTAACCTTGCTTCTGGAGCAAATAACGTAGTGGCAGGAGCAGTAGGGGACGCAACAATTTCAGCTTCTGCAATCGGTACAACTCTGATATCACAGACATTGAGAGTAAAGTGGGTAGTTGGTGGAACATCACCATCATTTACTTTCTCTGTACAAAGTTACAGAGCTTAAATTACGTAACATGGAACTTCCCTGTTAGGGGTGATAGAAGTAATACAAAAAAATGTCAGTAACACTACAAACCGTCTACGACGAAACAAGAAGGCTAATAAGGGCTTCAACAGTCTCTACAGGAGCAACAGACTCTGAATTATTAAATTTGTCTAACCAGACATACTTTGATATTCAGCGTGAACTTGCTAGTAGAGATGTTGTAGTATTTGGAGTTAGGGCATACGCTTCACTAGTAGAAAACCAAGAAACATATTCATTTCCAGATGATTGTTTACTTATAAGTAGAATAGAGCTTAACTATGATGACCCTACTGATAATACAAAGTGGCAGAAAATGACTTTTAATGACATTCCTAACATTCCAGAAGAGTGGTTTAGGTTTGTACAAAGGTCACAACAATCACAACCAGTAGCTGCTCTCTTTGGTTCAGCATATTACATAGCCCCTACAGCTTCAACAAGCAAGGTGGCTGGTATAAAGATATGGTACGTACCAAAGCAATCAGACTTTATAGGTGCTTCTAGTGTAATTCCTTACCCGCTAGATATGCGTTGGGAAGCAATAGCAGAGGGTAATGCCTATAGATATTTTTTACCATTCAACGACGAACAAGTGGCTACACATAAGGCTTTGTACAATGAATGGGTAAACAAAATTGTTACAGACTTACGCTATGAAACAAATGAGCCTGTGAAAAGTCAGTCGGTGGATTATACTAATTATGGATATTTCTAATGACTACAGAATACACCAAAGAAAATGGAGGGAGAATGATTGATGTGTCATATGAAATAGACACAGGTATGCCGATAGGCTTACTTTTGGCACTTACATACTCAACAGACTTTATAAGTAAAACTATTTATACTAAAGAAACACTAAATTAATATGGCAACATCAAACGTACCAATAACACAAGGAAATGGAACATCGGTTATAGCAACAAATTCAATAACCGAAGACTCAACAACAAAACAATTACAAAGAGTTGTAGTTAATACATCAGCAGGTGCAGAAGTAGCTACTTTCCCTGTATCTATTGCAACCAATACACCAGTTGGAAACGTGGCACATGACGCTGCAGATTCAGGGGCACCAATTAAAACAGGTGCTAAGGCTGTTGCTACACTTTCAACTACATCTTTAGTCAGTGCAGCAGATAGAGTTGATAACGTTGCAGACTTGGACGCAGGATTGATTGTTAAACCTTATGCTACAGGGGGTGATTACATAGATGGCGTTGCTACTAATACAGACGGTACATCAACGGCGGTTATAGCAGCTGCTGGAGCTGGTATTAAGATAGCAATTACATCGGTAATTATCTGTAATACATCAACATCTTCAATAACAGTAGACCTTAAAAGTGGTTCAACAACTAGGGCAACATTCCCTGTCCCAGCAAATGGCGGTGTGGCTATGTCGCTAGGTACACCGTTAGTAGGTTCAGGAAACGCTGCGTGGAACTTTGGCCCTTCCGCTGCAACTTCAACTGTTAAATGTACTCTAATTGGATTTAAAACAAAAATATAATGATACCTACTTATCAATCTACATCTACTGCAACAGGAGCTGGTACAAGTGCAGGTGTTACAGCGCCTACTGGTATTGCTTTAGGTGATTTATTGATAGCTACGGTATTAAAAAAGAATACAAATTCAGTAACAGTACCAAGTGGATTTTCTTCACTAAAAAATCTTACCTTTGCTGCAATATATCAATTACAAGTCTTTACAAAGATTGCAGATAGCGGAGATGTAGCTAGTGGAACATTCACATTTAGTTGGACAGGTAGTTCAAGGTATGCAGTCAATGTGACTCGCATAGATGGACAAGCCCCAACAAATTATATAGGAACAGAAGGAGTTTCTTGGACAAGTAATAACGATGTGGATATAAGCGTTTCAAATTCGCTTACATTAAGTGCTATTACACCAGATTTTCAAAATTCTCTTATATTTTTTGTTATAGGAATAGATACAGATTCTTCAATGAGTGGATACGCAATGAGTGCAGATAATCCAACGTGGACAGAGAGATATTGTGCTAATTCTGCTGGAAGTAATATGACACTTGCAATAGCTACGGCATTCAGGCCACAGACGACAAGTTCAGGTTCTATATCTGTAAATATAGCAACA